TGGCTCCGACGAACGACATCGAAGACCCATTGCGGAAGACCCGCTTCAGGATCTTTTGCTTCGAATCCTTCTTCTTCAGGTCGCCGACGATCTCGGCCAGCACGGGTGTGTCGCGCAACGATGGCTCGATCTCCGTGGTGCTGTAGTCCTCCGCATCCTCGACACGAGGCTGTACGAACAGCATCGGCGAGGGATCCTGGTGTATGAAGTATCCCGCGATGTGGTCGAGGATCTTCGTGTACCCGACCCGCGCCGACTTCTGCACCGTGATCATCGTCACAGTCGGATCTGTGACGGCGTCCATGATCCCGTTCTGATACGGGAAAGCACGGAACCGGCCCGTCTCGTCTGCGCGCTGGTCTCACGCGACAGGACAGCATATTTAGCTGCCCACTCGCTAAGCGTCAGCTTGGGTGGCGGCTGAATATTGCGCCGGCGTGCCGCCAGCAATTCGCGCTGCAGCGCCTGGAACCCGTTGGCATAGCGCCGCGCTTCATGCGGTGCTTCCAACTCGGTCACGGGTCAGCTCCTCAAGCGCTTCAACAATGATTTCCTGCAACACGTCCTGAACTTCGAGGACGGTCCTCAACCGCTGAATCCGCGGAGCATGCTCCGCTGGAATCGACAGCAGCCTGGTGCGGACCTTCGCATATTCGTCACCGACCGCGCGCGCGACATCGGCGACTGCGACGACTGCGCCCGCCCTCTCGTCATACTCGAGTTGGTTCAGCAGCGCCAGATAGTTCTCTTTGACGCGCTTCGCCTCGTCGAGGGTCATCTCGGCGCCGGTCGCCGTGAGGATTCGCTCAGCGGCATGCTCAGCGCTTTCACCGGGCCGGATTGTTACCTCGGCATCCGGCGGGGTAACAGCAGCGCGCTTGTTACCCTTGGCCGCTTGGGTAACAGTTTGGGTAACAGCTTCGATGCCATCGCGGCGGTACTTTTTCAGCAGCGCATTCGACGCTTCGACATCGACCTCATCGCCCGCAAACACAAGCCAGCCACGCTCCTTCCACTTAGTCACGGTCTTTCGACTGACGCCGTGGAGTGCTGCGAACTCGCTCTGTTTCATGGACTGATCTGTTACCTGTTACCCAAATTTGAAAACTGCGTAGCTAGATGAAGATCGCGGCGCGCAATGCCCGTGATGTCAAAGGGCTGGGGAGGGACCCAAGCAATTTGTAATGTTCATGACAGTGATCTGAAACATTCCGCCCGACTAAGCGACACCGGCTTCGCTGCTGCCATTCGGCGCGCCCGAACTGCCGCCTTGCAGGGCTTACATGCCATATGGTTGCCTCGCGCGCACGAACTAATGTCACGCTCCATGGGAGTGCCGCAGTGTTTGCAGGCGCCGACTTGGTGGATTCGCCGTGCATTCAGCGCATTCTCGCTGCGTGTTGCGGGAATTAGATTGCTGCGCCGGTTATCGAGCGAATTGTGGTTATCGTGATCCACCTCGCGCCGGTCGTCGGCAGACAGGCCGAGCACGACACGGTGCATGCGAAGCGTGACGTTCTTCCCGTCTATCTTCGCGTTGCGTACCGCATACACATTGTTCCTGTTTCCGTTTGGCTTCGCCTTCCACTTCCACTGCGACAGGTGCTCGACCATGTCGTCGTCAACAATGGCGAATTGATGCTCCCCGACCGCATACTTACCGGTGAGTGCGATTGATGCCATCGGACGATCCAAACGAAAAAGGGCGCCCGCTCTGGACGCCCTCATTGAGGTTGCTGGTTTGTTTCTGGCGCTACGTTGCGGCGCTATCGCCTTCGACTACGCATCACCGCATGTCGTGCGTGACGCTGTCGCTGATTAGGTCGTACCGCTGCTCGGCTTCGGCCAATGCTTCACGCAGGCGAGCGGTCTCAGCCTCTATCGCTTCGTATGCCGCCAAGTTTCGCAGTGCGACACCTGACCGCGTACGGCCGGTGTAAAAGCCGAAAATCGATGGGCACTGCCCGGCATGAGTTGCAAACTTCGCAGCAAGGATCCGCAGCGGGTCGCCTTCTGACGACTGCATTGCGTCGACGTCGTCCAGGATGATTGCGTGGTAGCGAGTCAACAGTCCTCCACTCAATAGTCGGCTGGACCAGACGAAGCTGTTCTCCCGTTGGAAGCCGAACCGCACCGCTGCGCCCACTGCATATTCGAGGCGACTAGCGATATAGGCAGCGGGAATTCCAAGAGTGCTGTATCCCAGCATCAGCGAAGCAGCTGCCGTCGTCTTTCCTGACTGCGAAGGAGCGTAGATAGCCTGTACGATCTGATTCATGGTTTATTTCGCCGTCGCCATAGCAGCCTTCAACGCCGCATCGAAGTCGCGCGCCAGGTACTTGCTGACAATGGCGCGAGCGTTCTTTCCGTAGTTCAATTGCTTCGTGACCGGCAGTGCGTCACCGAAGCGGATCAGCAGTTTCAGCTTGCCGGTGGTATTGGTGCCGCGCGGCACTTTGGACTTGCCCCGTATCTTCTGGTCCTTGCGGATGAACGGCCGCTGCCACACACCATCGATCTCCTGGCCGTCCTTCGTCTTCACCTTGCCGATAAACACGTCGGGCCGCGCCTTCAGCTTAGCGAGCATGCCGCGCGATAGTTGGCCGTAGCCGTTGAGGCTGACGCCCTTCGGGTTCAGCAGTGCCTTGCTGTTCAGCATATGGGCGCCGCCGGTCTCATACGGCAGGAGATACTTCGCGGCGATGTCCTTCACGAAGACAGTGGCGACGGGATTCGCCTTGTTTCCCTTGCGCAAGCCGATGGACTTCTGCGTGAATGGCGTCGGGCTCTTGAACGTCTGCTTGATGTTCTCGATCTCGCCCGCCTGTACGCGCGCGGCGGTGGCGTTGACTGCCTGCGCCATCGCGAACGGCACTTGCTTGCGGGCGAACGCGTCGAGCGACCGGGTAAGGTCCTTCAGGTTTGACCTTGCTGAAATCGAGATCATCGCGTTATCCACAGATTCTGTGCACAGTGCGGTGGATAAGCTGTTCCCATGTCCGAAAGGCGTTTGATCCGCAAGGCATTTTGGCAGTTGCTGAACACTCTCACGTCTGCTGACTGCTATCAGGGAGCCGATGCAGGCTGTACCGTTCACGGGTTTGCAAGCCGCGCGACCGCATAGAGCGCATCGCCTAGTACGAACACCACGAGCTATGACGGGAGCATTCAGCAGGCGTGAGAGTAAAACTTATAAAATAACTTGCTTAAACTTATAAATAACTTATAATTGAGTCCATGAACAAGATCAACTGGACCCCGAAAGCCGCGAAGCAACTGCGCAAGCTGGACCGCCAGCACCAGGTTGCGATCCGCGACGGCGTGAGCACCTTGGAAGCAATGCCGGATTGCCAGAACATCACGGCGCTAACGAAGCACGAGTACGGCTACCGGCTCCGCGTTGGCAACTACCGGGTCCTGTTCAACTGGGACGGCGCAATCAAGGTCGTCGAGATCGAAGAAGTGAGGAAACGCGATGAACGCACCTACTAACATCCAAGTGATCAACGGGCCGGACGGAAAGCCGGCCTTTGTGGTCATCCCCTACGCGGACTATGTGGCGGAACACTTCGCTGAACGTGAACTCATTCCGCATGACGTCGTGAGCCGTACTGTGGACGGCGCAACGCCTGTGCGCGCGTGGCGCGAGCATCTCGGTCTTACACAGGCCGACGTCGCGGAGCGTCTCGGCATCAGTCAGTCGGCATATGCCCAGCAGGAGAGCGGCGAACGCCTGCGCAAGTCGTCGCGCGAGAAGATCGCGACCGCACTCGGCATCGCGGCCGATCAGCTCGACTTTTGAGCGTCAGCGTCGGCTGTACGACGAGCTGCTGTACGAGCGCGAACTGTAGGACGGCGCGCTGTACGATCGCGATGCGCTGTAGGAAGACGAATAGCTCGGGCGCGGCGAGTAAGCACCCGCTACCGACGTGACACGCGGGGCAACATAGGCCGGCGCAGGTGGGCGTGCAGCCGGAGCAGGCGCCACATGGTTGACGACCGTCGTATTGTTCACGATCGTCGTTCGCGGAGCGACGTAAGCGCGCGGCGCGTCGTAATGGTGGACGACAGTCGGACCACTGCTGAACAGATGGCCGAGCATCATGCCCTCCCAGAATCCATCATGCGACTGCTGGACGATGACGGGCGCTGGCTGGCCGCTCTGAGCGACTTGCGGAACATACGCCAACCGCTGATCGCTTGCCGCACAAAGGAGGAGCACGCCGACTACAACGGCGACTGCAGCCATGATTCCAATCTTGGTGTCGCGTGTCATATCAGGAGTCCAAGCCTTAGGTAATTTGTGAGAGCGGCCGGTGCTGATCTCCGGCGTATCACAGTCCAGTTCAGTCACGAACCACATAGAGCCTGTGACGAAGGGGGCTGAGCCTTCCGGGCAGACTAGTCCCGGCCTGCGTTCGCTTCCGTCTCGTCCGCGCATCAGCCTGCGCATTCGCTCTCAAGCGTGAAGCCTCGCTCGGTTGGGTTCGGTCTCCCTGCACCAACGTCCTGCGGGTTTCGGCCCGGTCGTGGCCTACCGCTCGCCGCTCTGTCTACTGAGCTACGAGCAAAGCCCCACACGTGAAAGTGATTGCTTGTTTGGCGAGCGCAAACGAAAAAGCCCGCCGCGATTTCTCGGGGCGGGCTTCAGATGCAATTTGCTTAGCTTGGTAAAAATGATAGCCGACTGTAACAGGCCCCGTCAAGCGGTTTCTTCAGTGATCCGATCGACTAGCCCTGTCCTCTCGAAATACGGAGTGAGCATGTCCACGGCCCGATTCTCCAACTCATTGATCCGGACCTTGAGCTTATCGAAGGTGCGCTTATACGTCATGTGGCTCGCGCCGAACGACTGGGCAATGTCACGGAAGCTGATGTCGATTTTGGAGTGGTTGACGTACAGGCGAGCCAGAAGGCAGTCGAGCGCCATGACCGACACTCCGTCGAACGATGGCGCCAGCCAGCGCGACAGCCCCTGGATCGCCTCGGATCGCTCCCGCAGGAAGTAAAAGCGCTTCACGCCGGTCGGCATCAGCTCATCGCCCATCTGCCCGAATCGCGCGAACAAAGCCCACTGCTCGAGTTCCGGCAACTTCGAGGTGACT